GGGAAAATCCTGCACCGTGCCTCATCGCGCCACGTCATCGATATCTGCACCGACGCCGAGCTCGTCGCGGCCGTTGGTGAATTTCATCGACAGATCGGCGGCGCGAGCGCGCTTCGCGGGCAAGCGGGTGGCGATCGTCGGGAGCGGGCCGGGGTGCCTCGATAACGAGCAGGGATTCGTCGACTCGTTCGACGTTGTCGTCCGCATTTCCAACTATAAGCTCTCGCCCGAGACCGGCGCCCGCACCGACGTCTTCTACTCGTTCTTCGGCGACTCGATCCGCAAGAGCGTGGAAGACCTGCGCCGCCACGGCGTGACGTTGTGCATGTGCAAGTGCCCAGACGCGCATGCGATCCAGTCGCGCTGGCACGAGCTCAACAACCGCATGAAGGGCGTCGACTTCCGCTACATCTATGAGCGCCGGCGGAACTGGTGGTTCTGCGACACCTACATCCCGGACACCGCCGCGTTCCTGCAGAAGTTCGAGACGCTCGGCAACCACGTTCCGACGACCGGCTTCGCCGCGGTGCTCGACATCCTGTCGTTCGACCCGGCGCACTTCTACCTGACCGGCTTCGACTTCTTCCGCTCTGGCATCCACAACGTCAACGAGCGGTGGGTGTTCCGGAATGCGGACGACCCGATCGCGCACGCCCCCGAGCGCGAACTGCAATGGTTGCGCGATCACGCGCCCCGACACCCCATCACCTTCGACAAGCGGCTCAACTGGATCATGCAGAACGGTGACGCCCCGCTTCCGGTCTTGATCGATGAGTTCATGGCGCGCGCCGTCGAGATCGGAGGGGAAACCATCTTCCGCCGCAGTGCGCTGAAGGTGGCGAATGGCGCGGAGCATATCGAGTTCATCCTGCGCGGCGGTCGCCGGCACATCGTCGAAATCGGCACGTTCCGCGGCGTGTCGACTGCCTTCCTGGCGCGCTTCGCATCGCGCGTGACCACGATCGACCTGCGCAACGGCCAGGCCGAGCGCATGTATCCGAAACACAGCCGGCGCGGCTTCTGGGCCGGCATGGGCGCCAACAATATCGACCTGCACCTGGTCCGCTCGGACGAGGAAAAGGCCGCACTGCTCGCGGGCATCGACTTCGATTTCGCCTTCATCGATGGCGATCACCGGATGCCGCAGGTCGGGCTCGACTTCGACATGGTGAAGCGTTGCGGGACGGTGCTGTTCCACGATTTTGACCCGGATCACCCGAACGGCGTGACCGAGTTCGTCAAGACGCTGCCGAGCAGCGAGGTTGAGGTGATGGGGATTTTTGCGCTCTGGAGAGGCCGTGCATGATCAGTCTTATGGTGCCGTTCGGTCGGACCGAACCGGATCGTATATATCAGATCGAATTGACGGAGCACATGGAGCAGTGGTGGCGGAACTGGGGAAACACCGACCTCTACAAGATCTATCGGCGCCACGGCATCAACGTCTTCCGCCGCTCGACGGCGCTGCTCGGGATCGATCGGTTCGCGCGCGAGCATGGCTTCAGGGGCAAGCGATGCATCGAGATCGGAACGTGCAAGGGCATGACCGCGATCGTCCTCGCCCGACACTTCGACGAGGTGGTCTCATTCGACATCTTCCCGGATGACGACAAGCGAGATTTCGCCGCCCTCTGCGGCATCAACAACATCCGTTTCGTCGACGTCGAGAGCAATGCAGGGCGGAACAAGATCATCGCCGATCTGGACTTCGACGCGGCCTATGTCGACGGCAATCACGCGGTCGACACCGAGATCGACTTCAAGGCCGTAGAGCGCTGCGGCCATGTGCTGTTCCACGAATACTGGCCGCTGCAGCCCGCGGTGTGGGGGCTCGTCAACACTCTCCGCAACCGCGGCACCGTGACGACCTTCGGCGACTCCTTCGCGCTCTGGCGCGCAACCGCGTGACGCATGGACAGGTTCATCGAGACATTCCCGGCCGTGCGCGACGGCGACCTGACGCTCTGCCTGGAGAACGGCGTCGCCTGGCAGGCGGACATGGCGCACCGCGTGCCCTACGATGCGCCCTATTTCGACAAATACGTGGGGTACGAGGGCACGGAGATCGCGCGCGCCATCAATGCCGGGCGGGTCGATCTCGTCAACCGGCATGTCGTCTGCGACGGTGGCGTCCTCGACATCGGCATCGGGTCCGGCGAGTTCATTAAGAGTCGGCCGCACACGTTCGGTTTCGACGTCAATCCGAAGGCTGTCGAATGGCTTCATGCCAGGCATCGCTGGTCGGATAAGTTCTATCTGTTCCAGGGTTTTACCTTCTGGGACGTGCTGGAGCACATCGAGGAACCCGAGCGCTACTTCGAGCGGATGCCCGATAGTGCGTTCGCGTTCCTTTCCGTCCCGATTTTCGGCGATCTGACGGCAATCCGCGCCTCGAAGCACTACCGGCCGGGCGAGCACCTCTACTATTTCACCGAGGAAGGGCTGGCGCGCTGGATGGCGATGCACGGCTTCCGGCTGCTCGAGCGCGACGACTTCGAAACGCGCGCCGGCCGCGACAACATCCTGAGCTTCGCCTTCCGGCGTGATTGATGTCCGACCTGCAGAAGGCCGCGCAGCTTATTGCGCAGTTCAATGCGCAGATCCGCGCGCAGAAAATCCGCGGCTACAAGCCGTATCCGTGGCAGAAGGAGTTTCACGACGCGGGCGCGACGAACCCCGAACGAATGCTGATGGCGGCAAATCGGGTCGGCAAGACGCAATGCGCAGCGGCCGAAGTCTCCTACCATCTGACCGGCGATTACCCGGAATGGTGGGAAGGCCGGCGCTTCCCGCACCCGACACTGGTCTGGACCGGAAGCCCGACGAACGAGACCTCACGCGACATCGTGCAGATCGAGTTGCTCGGCGATCTCGGCGAGAACATGGGCACTGGCTGGGTGCCGAAGGCGCGCATCATCGGGCAGCCGCAGACGCGACAAGCCGGCGTCAAGAATGTGATCGACTCCTTTCGGGTCCGCCACCGATCGGGTGGCGTCTCGGTCTGCAACCTGAAGACCTACGAGCAGGGTTGGCGGAAATGGCAGGGCACGGCGCCGCACGTCGTCTGGGATGACGAGGAGCCGGACGACTACATGATCTATTCTGAGTCGCAGACCCGCATTCTGACCTCGAAAGGCATCGTCCTGGTGACGTTCACCCCGCTGTCGGGCGTGACAGATCTCGTGAAGCACTTCCAGGACGGCGGGCCGGGCATCTATCTCCGCGGCGCATCCTGGGATGACGCGCCGCACCTGAGCCAGGAGGACAAGGACCGGCTGTCGACCGCCTACCGCACGCACGAGCGCGACGCCCGCACCAAGGGCATTCCGATGCTCGGCGAGGGCGCCGTCTTCCCGGTGGCCGACGATGTCATCTCGTGCGACCCGTTCAAGATCCCGGACCACTGGGCGCGCATCAAGGGCTGCGACTTCGGCATCGACCACCCGGCGGCCGGCGTCGAGATCGCCTGGGACCGCGACCAGGACGTGATCTACGTCATCGACTGCTACCGCAAGGCCAACGAGCTGCCGCCCTACCACGCGGCCTGGTTCAACAAGGCCAATCCGATGGTGCCGGTGGCGTGGCCGCATGACGGCATGAACCGAGAGAAGACCGGCGGGCGCATCCTGGCAGATGCCTACCGCGAGCACCGCGTGAACATGCTGGCCAAGTCGGCGCGCTACCCGAAGGTGCCGGGGACGGACGAGAAGGGCGGCCCGCAGCCGGTCGAGCCGATCGTCGACGAGATCCTCGAGCGCATGTGCACCGGCCGCTTCAAGGTCTGCCGGCATCTGTCGGACTGGTTCGAGGAAAAGCGCAGCTACCACCGCAAGGACGGCCTGATCGTTGCGCGTCGCGACGACATTCTTAAGGCCACGTTCTACGCAGTGATGATGAAGAGATACGCCGTCCCGCTCACCATCATCAACCGGCCGCACGTTTCGCACGCGCCGATGGCGCCGATTGCAAGCACGAGGATCTGACCCACATGGCAAGCAATCGCTACAAGGTGCCGAAGAAGAAGTGGGACAAATGGTCGGAGCCAGCGCGCCGCGTGTTCAACGACCTCTACCGCATCATGCGCAACCAGCACATCTTCAGCCATCCGAAGGCCGGCAAAGTGTCGCGCGAACAGTGGAACACGACCCGCTGGAACGCGGCCTGGATGGCGGCCGATCTCGTCACAGAACGCAAATGATTGGGCAACGCACCATCACCAAGGCCGACATGGAGCGCATCTGCCGGGCCGCGGCGATGCCGCCGGTGTGGCGCGAGACGCTCGACGACGGCCGTGAAATCTTCATTGCGGACGGCTTCTCACTGCCACCGCACCACATGCACCGGCATTTCGGCGTCGAGCCGACCGACTTCCCTTATGGGGCCTACGCCACGATGTGGTGGGCCGCGAAGGGTGACGAGGAGCTCGATGTCGGAGCCCCGCTCTACTTCGACAAGAACCACGACCCATCGATTCCGCGCGAGAGCAAGCAGCGCGCGCGCATCAACGCCGCGATCAAGCACGCGACGGACGACCTTTTCGCCCGCAGGAAGGCCCGCCTGAATGGCTGAGTCCGACGCCACGGAGATCGACCCGCGCGACGGCAAGGAGTCGCCAAAGCGCCGTTTCGACGCGCGCGACTGGGACCACATTGCCGAGTGGGGGATCGAGGAATGGGAGCGGCGGAAAAAGGCCCGCAGCGACCGCGAGAGGGCGTGGAAGGAGATCGACCGGCAGATTGCGATGGAGCCGGATGTCACATACAAATACATCATCAAGAACGGCTCGCGCGTCCTCGACACGAAGAAAGCCTGGATGGCCGAAGTCGAGTTGCCGCTGCAGGCGCAGGCGCTGGAGGTGCTCACCGCCGACGCGCGCCGCATGATGTTCCCGGACAGCGGCTCGTGGTTCCGCGCGCACGCGGAGATGACCGACGAATACCTGGCCAAGGCCGACTTCCAAGCGATGATCCTTGGCGACGAGGCCGAGGTCCCGAGCCAGATCAACCAGGACAACGCCGACAAGCTGGTCGAGGGTTACCTGACGCACATCTTCCGCCAGCAGTTTGGCGACCGGAACGAGGATTTCTTCACGCGGCTGGACCGCATCAATGCCGAGTCGCTCAAATACGGCATGGGCATTGGTCGCGCTCGGATGCAGGCCAAAAGCCTCTATTTCAAGACCGGCCGTGGCGTTCGGCGTGAGACGCAGCGCTTTCCGGTGCTGCTGCCGTGCTCGATCAAGAATCTCTACCTCGACGACACCCCAGCCTCCATGCATTCGATCCAGATGCTGGAACCCACGCACATCGCGGTCGATCACATCCGGCTGGAGAACCTGAAGCTCGCGGCGAACCGCGGGTCGAGCGACCCGGACGCCGAAGACGGCGGATGGATGCCGAAGAATTGCAAGGATGTGGTCGAGGACGATAATGGCTTCGTGACGCTGCTCGAGATCGAAGGCGACCTTGTTGTGCCACGCAAGACCACGCGCAGCATGATCCTGCCCGGCGCGGTCGTGACCATCGTGATGGGCGGAAAGGACAAGGGCGGCAATGCCAGCCACGGCGTGGTGCGCTGCCGGTTCCGCAAGTCGCCGGTCTCGTCCTACCTGCTGTTCCCCTATCACTATGAGGGCGCCGACGACACCTATCCGACCTCGCCGCTGATGAAGGGCCGGCCGGTTCAGATGATGGCGACCGACGCCCTCAATCGACTGCTCGACTCGGCGATGCTGAAGAACCACCCGCCGGTCGGCTATGACAAAACAGATCTTACCTTTGCGCAGTCCGGCGGACCGGAGATTTATCCCGGGGCGACATGGGCATCGAGCGATCCCGGTGCCATCAAGGCCCACACCGAGATCGGCGGCGACCCCTCGTCGCTCTCGGCCGCCATGGCCGCGGCGATCAATCTCTATGCCGAACTCACCGGTGTGCTGCCGGCGCGGCTCGGCGCGCAGACGGTCAGCCACACCACCGCATTCGCGAAGGACGCCGAGCTGCAGCGCGGCGCCGTGCGCACGGTCGACTATGTCCGCCAGTGCGGGCAGGGGCCGATGACGCGGTGGCTGGATATGGCCTATCCCATGGCCCGCGATGCCATCGGCAGCCGGGACACCGTCTCGTTCTTCATCGAAGCGTATGGCGGCTATGTCGAGGTGACGCGCGACCAGCTCCCGGAGCGCGCGACCTTCGAGTGGTTCGGCTCGGGAGGCCCGGCCGAAGAGGCGCAGAAGAAGCAGGCCCGGCTGCAAAGCCTCGCCCTGGCGCTGCAGATGGACCAGATGGGCGTGCAGTTCCAGGTTCCGCCCGATATCAAGCTGCGCGAGGCAAAGGCGCAGGTGCTGCGCGAGGGCGGCTGGACCGATGTCGACGCCATCATGGGCGTCAGCGCCCCGCCGCCGCCGCTGGCAATCGCCGGTCCGGCCGCGCCCGCCGCCGCCGTGGCCGGCATTCCCGAGGTCATCGGACAATGAGCGAATCCCTGCGCGACCTGCTCGAGAAGATGCGCGAGCACCCGGCCTTTCCCGAATTGCTCCGGTCCGTGCCGGCCCCCGAGCCGGCCGAGTTCAAGGCGAACAGCGCGACGCCTGGCGCCGACCAGGTGCATCTCTGGGTCCACAGGAGCGGCCGCGCGAACCAGCAGCGCGCTTGGCTCGACTTCCTGCAGAACGCCATTCCGCCATCAGGCGGATGACCCTGGAACCGCTCAACAGGAGAACCCATGAGCGAGACCACCACTACGCAGCCCGTGGTTGAGACCACCCCAGCGCCGGCACAGCCGGGCGCGACGGAGGCCGGCGCACGGACCGAGGACGATCTCGACACCCTGCTCGCCGCTTTCGACGACCAAGGGAGGCCGAGCGCGTCCACGCCCGCCAAGCCCGAACCAAAAGCGGAGCCGGGCAACACGGAAAAGTCACCCCCCGCCGCAATCGCGGACGGGGCCATTGCGGAAGTGCAGCAGTTCATTTTTCGGCAAGACATGGACAAGACGATCAAGAGTGTCCGGGGCGATCTCGACCCGGAGCACTTTGACGACGACTTCGTGGAAGCCTGGATGGATGCGCAAGCCCGCCGTGACCCCCGCCTGTCGAATGCCTGGCGCGACCGCCGCGCGAATCCGAAGGGGTTCGCGAAGGTGGTGGATGGTCTCGGCCGTACCTTCGCGAAGAAGTACGGAAAGATGCCAGACAAGGGGGCGACCGAAGACCGTGATGCCGTGACCGCCGCGGTTCGGGGCGCATCAACCCGCGCGCCCGAAGGCAAGGCCCCCGATCTCGGCAAGATGACCGAAGGGGAGTTCCAAGCCTGGAAAGACCAGCACATGAGATAGCTGGTCGGCGCTATGACCCCAAAGGACCATAGGTCATGGCACAGACTATCACCGCGACCGACGTCGAACTGCAGAAGCCGGTCAATGTCGTCTTCGAGCAGACCTTTCTGCGTCGCGCCCAGCAGCACTGCCCGTACTTCATGGGCACGCAGGCCGGGATGATCAACAAGCAGCAGGGCACTTCCACGATCAAGTGGCGGCGTATCGAGCAGGAGACGCCGTCGACCACGGCACTCACCGAGCTCACCGGCACGGCCAGCTACATGCAGGGCCGCGATTCCGACACGCCGACCTTCACCGATGTGACCGCGACCGTGGCCAAGTACGGTCAGTTCTACATCGTGAACGAGGAGGTCGACCTCTACAACCCGAACCGCACCACCGACGAGTTGGTGGATGTGCTGGGCGAGTCGGCCGGCCGCAGCCTCAACCAGCTGCAGCGCAACGTCGGCGAGGACAACGCGACGAAGCGCTACGCACTGAATGTGGCGTCAGACGGCCTCGTCGATGGCGCGATCACCACTGGCGTGCTCGACCGCGTGATCAACGAGCTGTCGCGCAACTCGGCGCGGACGTTCATGCCGATGACCACCGGCTCGACCAACATCGGCACCGCGCCGATCCTGCCGAGCTTCTGGGCGATCCTCCACCCCGACGTGTCGGTCGACGTTGCTGGCCTCACCGGCTTCAAGTCGGTCGAGACCTACGCCGGCCAGACCGCCACCGTGGTGGGCGAAATCGGCTACTACGGCAAGGCCGGCAAGGGCCTCCGCTTCGTCGAGAGCGAGGACGCCTCGATCGACGAGAACACTGGCAACTCGGAGTCCACTTCGGACCTGCGAGCTACGTCCGGCCTCGTCGATCTCTACACCATTCTGGTGTACGGCAAGGACGCCTTCGGTTCCGTGGGCCTCGGCAAGCGGCACACGGATGGCGTCTACCGGGCCGGCGACAACACCGGCGGGTGGGAGCTGATCTTCAAGGACCGCGGATCGGGCGGAACGTCCGATCCGTTCAATGAGATCGCCACGATCGCGTGGAAGGCGTTCTACGCCGGGGCGGTGCTCAACAGCAACTGGAGCCGCGCCATCCGCGTCGGCGCGACCAACCTGACGAACTGATGTTGCGACACATCCCGGGCGGGCTTCGGCCTGCCCGGGGCTCATCGAGGCCTGCATGATCCTCAACAAGATCGAAGACCCGCGCGACAACCTGGAGAAGGCGACGCGTCGCGAGCTTTTCCTGTTCGCGCGGGAGAACAAGGTCAGCGACATCTCCGACGAGATGCCCGCGATCCTGATGCGGGACATCCTGCGCCGCCGCGGGCTGACCCGCATCCGCATTCCGCCGCGCCCGCTCGGCGCGATGAACGGCGGCGGCAAAGGCTCGGCCGGGCCGGCGGTGCCCGAGACGAACGGCGTGGAGGCCGACGCGATCGCGGACCTCGCCCGGCAGTGGGCGCAGCAGACCCGCGCGCCTGAGGCGCAGAAGCCCGCCGCGCCGACACTCGCCACCATGGACATCAACGCCCTGCGCCGCGTCTGCAAGGCCGAGGGCATCCCCATGGGCCGGCGGGACCGCATGCCGGACCTGATTGCCAAGATCGAGGCGAAGCGCAATCCCCCTCAGGAGACCCAGCGGTAGGACTTTATTTGACGGATGCGACATATCACGGATGGGGCGACGCCAAAGAGTCCCGATAGACGCGCGTAGGTCAGCGATGACGCCCTGATGGCTCTGACCTGTTCGTCAGACAGCCGCGCTTGCTGGCGCGCTACGGATTCCACGTTTTTTGGGTCAGAGCGCCAGATGGCAAGGCCTCGCTGAGACGCCTCGATGACCTGCTCAGGTTTCGATCGGCCTTTCAGTTTTTCGTTTGTCGAGGCAATCGCCTCAGGTGACCGCGTGTTACGGCCCGATAGAGCGCTGGTAATTGCTGCCCTCGTTCGATCAGAATGCCTCAGACCTCTATTCGATCCTGCGTCAAGCCTGCGATTGAGAACTATATCCCCTTTCGCGCGTAGAATATTAGTCCACTGAGACTCAAGATCTACGCCAACTTGGTGTGAGTTTGCTTCTGCAAGAACCATTATCGAAATTGCGGTCTCTGCGTCATATGAAGCCTGCAAATCCCTGTTGAAGTGAGCGCCCTTCTTTAGCATCGACCGATGTTCATTTTCGCGGGCGCGGAAGCGCTTGGTGCATCCGACATAGTGCCTATCGGGTTTGCCGGGGGCGGAGAGCGTAAGCCGGTAAACGGTAAACATTTGCGATCCTCTTGAAGGAATGCATGTGTCGTGAAAACCCTTCTAAACGGTGTCAACGAAATTCTCAAGCGCGTCAGCCTGATCGCCGGCGACGCCGGGACGCTCACGTCGCTGACGGACAGCGCGCGCCAGGTCTCGATCGATGTCGCCGTGCAGGTCATCAATGAGGGGATCGGCGAACTCTATTCCTCATCGAGCGTGGCGCTGCCGCAGGGGCAGGATGAAAGCACCATCACGCTGGTGGCCGGGACACGCGCCTACGATCTCGCCTCCGACCTCGTGCGGCTTCGCTATCCGCTGATCGACAAGACGAACAACCAGTATCTGTTCGACTATCCCGGCGGCTACAACGCGATGCTGATCGCTGATCCGGAGCAGGATGATACGGGCCTGCCGCACTACGGCTCGATCCGGCCGCGGGCCGCCAGCAAGCTCCACCTTGACCGAACTCCGACAGCCGACGAAGCCGGCCGCGTCTATACCTATCAGTACGACAAAGACCTGGTGCTCGACGCTGCCGCGGACACGATGCCTTTCTCCGATGCGGTGTTCCGCGCAATGGTACCGGCATGGGTGCAGCTGTGGAAGCGCGAGCGGCGCAACGAGTTCGACGGTGACTTGTTCCGGGCGATGATCGGACAGGCCGCCCGCCTGATGACGATGAGGCAGATGCGCTCGTCATACCTGCCGAGGTGACGAATGGTCGCGAAAGCCGGCCCCAAGGATGTCGATCTCGTCATCAAGTTCGGCGGCGGCCTGCATACCCGCGCGTCCGAGGACGAGATCGATCCGCGCGAGGCGGCCGATGGCGGCAATTTTCTGCTCGACCTGGAAAGTCGCGAGCTGCGCAATCGGCCGCCCTTCGACCTCATCGGGACGGCGCCCAACGGCGCAGAGATCCGCGGCGGCGCATCTCTGCTCAAGTCCGATGGCACAGTGTCGACGCTGATCCAGGCCGGCGGATCGGTTTATTCATGGGATGGCGGAACGGGCTTCACGCTGGTGGGCAGCTGCACGTCGACCGCGAAGCTGCGGGGGCACTGGCGCACGCACAACTGGACGCTGGACGACAAGGTTCTGATCACCGACATCAACCTTGCGGACGTGGTCAAGGAATGGGACGGAACGACCTTTCAATCTGTGTCGTTTCTCAGCGGAACCGATTCCGGATCCGCATTCGGGAACTTCTCGGCCAAGTACCTGACCGTCTCGAACGAGCGCGCAATCTTCGCGCACGTGAAGGACGCGACCACGACGCTGCGGCACATGATCGTAGGATCTCTGCGCGGGAATTATGCGGTCATCTCGGAATCGCAACGGCCGGCGTCCTCGCTGAGCGAAGAAGATCCGTTCTTCCTCCTGACCCCAGACCTCAAGCCGATCAATGGTCTCGTCGAAGCGTTCGGCACAACGATCATCTCGTCTGCGCACGGACAGCTGTTCAATCTCACCGGGGCGTCCGCAAAAGACTTCGCATTCACGGAGTTCTATGCCGGGTCGGCTGCGTCCGGCGACGAGTCGCTCGCCTATGTCGGGAACGACATCGTCTACGGCCGCGCCGGGCGCATCGAGAGCGTGCGCGACACCGACCGGTTCGGCGACTCCGAGGCAGACGACCTGACCTCGCCGGTCAAGCCGGACATCGAGGATTTCACCGGCTGGACGATTGTCTACAACGCTCGCCTGAACCGCATCTATTGCTTCCCGTCCGGTCAGTCTGAAGTCTGGGTCGCGCAGACGGCGATGATCGGCAAAGAGCTTTCGCCGTGGATGCGCTGGACGACCAGCCACAACATGGCGTTCCAGCCGACCTTCGTGATGGCTCTGCTCGACCCGTCCGATGGCCTTGAATACGTGATCATGGGCGATGCATCCGGCAACCTCTACAGGATGGAGGGGTCAGGCGAAGGAGGCGATGCCGGGTCCGTCGCCATCGCCAGCGAGTTTCTGACCAGGCTGTTCTCGGCTCCGCTCGACACTGAGTTCAACTCCGTCAAGGGCTACATCAAATATCACAAGCACGCTGCAGTGACCGCCCGCCTGACATTCGAGTGGGCTGGCGCGACAGCGTCGAGCGAGAGCGTCGAAATCGTGCTCAGCGCGGTTTCGGACGCGGCGCACTTCGGCGGCGACCACTATTTCGGAGGCGATGTTTATTTCGGCGCGCGCTTCGAGCACCGGCTGCTGAAACAGCAATTCTTTCCGCCTGGACAGGGCAGCGATTTCCAGCTGCGCATCCAGGTGGAGGACGTGGACCACTACCACATCAATGAAATCGGCCTGCGGTTCACGGTCGCGTCGCCATGAAGCACGAGCGGGATATCCGCACCGAAAAGCGCCCGGCCTGGCGGCTGAAGAAGACGCTCGCGCGCCAGGTCTCGTTCCGGCCGATCGAGCGCGAGGACCTGCGCTATGTCTGGGCGGCATACAAGAAGGGCGCGCTCGCCTCGATGGGGGAGAAGTTCGCGGGCGGCGAGATGGACTCGGCCGCGTTCACGACCGCCTTGGAGGTCGAGATCGAGGTCAACTATCACGGCGCCTGGACGCTGTTCGCTCCGAGCCGGAAGGGCGTGATGCCGGTTGGCCTGGTGCTCGGCTTCTATTCGCACCCGAACCCGGCCTTCGCGCCGTTCATGATCGTCGGCGACATGGTCTGGTTTCCCTGGGCGTCTCCCCGAAATCGGATCGAGAGCGCGGTCAACTTTTTCCGGATGATCCACGCGCAGATGCCGATGGTGGAATACGCGCGCGAAGTGCACCGGCGATTTTTCGAGACGATCGCCAAGCACGGCGTGATGCGTCGCGTCGGAACGTCGTTCAATGCCTATCCCGGCGAGGCGACCGCCGTATTTGAGACGAGGTCGGTCTGATGGCACTCGGAACGCTCGGAACCGCGCTGGCCGCATCAGCCATCAGCAGTGGCGCCAGCTTCGGCCTGTCAAAGCTGTTCGGCGGCGGGCAGAAGGACCCGAGCGCGCCGCTGCAGAACTTCCAGCCCATCCAGGTCAACGCCGGCGGCCTGCGCACGTCGAGCGGCCGGCACGGCGTCAACGTTGATGTGTCGCCCGAGCGGACGGGGCTCGTCGGCAGCATCGCGGATAGCTTCAGCGGACTGTCGAGCGAACTCGCGGGCCTGCGCTCCAAGGTGGCGCCCGGCATCAGCGAACTGCGTGCATCGCGCCTCGCCGAGATTGACAACGCGCGCCGCGCGGCGGTGGGGAACCTACGGGAGAACCTGCAGCGCCGCCGGGTGCTCGGCTCGTCCTTCGGGCAGGACGCGATCACGCGCGCCGAGAGCGAGTTCTCCGGGCAGCGCGAGCGCGTCGCGGCGGAATCGTTCCTCCAGGAGCTGGAAGCCACGAACAACCTGCTGAACCAGGAGTTCGAGGCCCGGCGCGCGTCGTTCCAGACCGGCCTCAACGAGCTCAACCTGCAGGCCGACCTTGCCACCAAGATCGCCTCGCAGGCCACGGACCAGCTGGGGGCGAACGCGCGTCTCGAGTCGGCGATGATCGCCAAGGAGAACGAGGGCGCCGGCAAGTTCTTCGGGCAGATCTCGCAACCGGTCGCGGATGCTGCCGGAAAGTACGCCGGCAGCATCTTCAGCACCGGCGGCCTCAAGGGGTGAACCATGGCAAACGGCATCTTTCTCGGGGGCATGGCGAGCGGCATGGAGACGGCGCAGAAGCTTGCGCTGCAGGAGCAGCAGCTCAAGCAGGACGCCGCGTTGCGCGGGCGCGGGCTCGACATCACCGAACGCACGAATGCCGACGACGTGCGGCTGCGCGAAAAGGGCCTGACGTTGCAGGAGCGGCAGATCAAGAACGCCGAGAGCCAGCAGTTTTCCGGAGAGATCGACAAGCAGATCTCCAACACGATGGCGGTCGTCGGGCAGACCATCAAGGAGTCGATCGCCGCCGGCCGTGACCCGGCGGCGGTCATGAAAGCGGTCGCGCCCCTGGTCGAGAGCGCCCAGCGCCTCGCCGCGCGCGGCGGGCGTGACCCAGGGGCCATTGCCGCCCAGGTGCAGGCGGCGCTGAGCGCGCCGAGCGGGATCGAGGCGGGGGCTGCCGCCGGGGCCGCGGAGGGCGCCCAGGCCGTTTCCAAGGCAAGGACGGTCGCCGCGGCGACCGGCAGCGATGTCGACCTAAACCCGATGAAGCCAGAGGAGCGCGTCAAGCTCGAGAACACGCTGCGCAGCGACTACATCAAGCAGTCGCAGCCGTTCATCGAAGTGCGCGACGCCAAGAACCGTTTCGACGTGATTGAGACCACCGGCGCCGGCGACATCGGCCTGGTGTTCCAGTTCATGAAGATCCTCGACCCGGGCTCGACGGTGCGCGAGGGCGAGTTCGCGACCGCCTCGAATGCAGCCGGCGTCCCGGCGGCTGTGATGGGGCAATACAACAAGATAATCGGCGGTGGAACGCTGTCGGACAAGGCCCGCCGCGAAATCAAGTCGCAGGCCGAGAAGTTCTATCACGCGGCCGAGCGCCAGCACGATCAGACGGTCAACAGTTTTCTCCAGATCGCCAAGCGCCAGAAGCTCGACGATAAAAACGTCGTCGTCGACCTCTCGCCGGCGCGGCCGGCTCAGAAGCCGGCGACCTTCGATGAGCGTTTCGGCGCGACCGGGATTCCCGCCCCGCCCAAAGGCTTTCAGATCGTGGAATAGCCGATGCCGATCGCAACCAACCCATCGACCGGAGAAACCGTCTTCCTCGACGCCGACGGCGCATGGAAGCCGGCCAAGACCTCGGTCAATCCGGAGACGAGCGAAATGCTCGCCTTTGACGGCGAGGGCTGGAAACCATTGCCCGCATCGAAGGGGGTTTTCGCGCGCGTGGACGACGCGGTGCGCTCGATCGCGTCCGGCATCACCTTCGGTTGGGCGGATGAGTTTGCCGCCAAGATGGACGAGATGCTTGGCCGCGGCACCTATGCCGAGAACCTGTCCAAGGAGCAGGCGCGCGACGCGCAGATCCCAGTCTCCATCAGCCTGCCGGGCGAGGTGGCGGGCGCGGTCGGGTCGAGCGTTCTCCTGGTGCCCGTGGGCGTGCTGCGAGCGCTCGCCGCGACCGGAGGGAAGCTGCAGCAGGCCGCCCGGTTCGGGGCGCTGGGCGCTGCCGAGGGCGCTGTTGCGGGGGCTGGCGGAGCCAAGCCAGGCGAGCGTCTCGAGGGGGCCGCCAAAGGGGCCGCCATCGGGGCTGGCGTGGGCGCTGTGGCGCCGTCCGTGGTCGAGGGCGTGGTGGGTGCCGGTCGGGCGATCCGTGGCGCACTGCAGCCCGTGGCGGGGGCGGAGGCCCAACTGGCACGCGCCGCCGCCCGGGATGCTGACACGCCGGCAACGTTCGCCGATCGCTTCTTCTCTGCCGAGGCGCAGCGGCCCGGCCAGACCACGCTGGCGGATGTCGGCGGCGAGAACGTGCGCGGCCTGGTCGAGCGCGTCGCCCAGACCCCCGGCGCCGGCCGGACGCAGGTCATTCCAGCGCTCACCAAGCGGCAGGAAGGACAACTCGGGCGGGTCTCGGAGGATCTCAAGGAGTTGACCGGAACGAGCCGGACATCGGTCCAGGCGATCGAGGAAACCTCTGCGCAGCGCGCGGCCGCCGCGAACCCGCTCTACACGGCCGCTTATGAGGCCGGCGACAACGTCGTGTGGACACAGGGGCTCGAACGGCTCTCGGCGAGCCCGACGGTGCAGAATGCCATGCGAGGCGCCGTGCGGGTCTGGCAGGACAATGCCATTGCCGATGGCTTCGGAGCCATGAACCCGGGCGCGCTGGTGGAGGGCGGAAACCTCAAATTCCTGTCCGGCAAGGTCCCGGCTTTCCCGAACCTGCAGTTCTGGGACTACACGAAACGCATCATCGACGATCAGATCGGCGAGGCGGTGCGGGCCGGCAAGGATCAGAAGGCCAGGACCCTGACGCGGCTCGTCCAGGTCATGCGGAACGAGCTCGACGGCGTCGTCCCCGAATATGCGGCGGCGCGCGAGGCGTGGGCCGGGCCGAGCGCATTCCTCAACGCGATCGATGAGGGCCGGAAAATCCTGGCCAAGACCGCATCCGCCGACGAGATGGGCGCCGCCTTCCGCGCACTCTCACCGTCCGAGCAGGAGGGATTCCGCATCGGGGCCGTGTCGCGGATCATCGCGACCCTTGGGAATGACCCGGCCCGCCTGCCGGATCTGACCAAATATCTGCGCGCGCCCGAGGTGCGGGCCAAGGTCGCCGCCATGATGCCGACCGAGGAAACGGCACGCGCCTGGGGACAGCGGCTTGGAAGTGAGGTGCGCTCGTCCGAACTCGTCGGCCGCTCGCTCGGCAACAGCGCCACGGCGCGTCGGCAGGCCGAGATGGCGGACGCCAAGGGCGTGGTCGGCGATCTCGTCATGGATGCGATGCTGAGCGGTCCAAGCTCGGTCTCGTTCCTGCGCCGCATATTCACGGCCGGGCCGAAGTGGCTCCGCGACACGCTGCGCAGCCGCACCGACAAGGAATTGGCCGACCTGCTCGTCAATCCCGATCGCGTCGGCGACCTGCCGGCGGTCATCCGGCGGATGCAGGAGCGGCCCGGCAGAATAACGATCCGTCCTCGGTCGGCTGCGGACGCCACCGCCGGCACGATCTCCGCCGTCGAATAGGAGCCAACCCATGGCCTCGCCGTTCACCAGCGCCACGGTAGCGAACTACAATTCCAACCCGCCGGCCGACGACGGGAGTCAGACCGAGGCGAACCGCGTCAAGTGGTCGACGATCAAGACCAAGCTCCCGGACCCGATCAAGACCGCGCTCGAGGCCGACATCGCGAACACGGACGCGGCTTTCGACAAGACGTTCGGCTCGGCCGGTATCGGCAACACTTCGACCAGTTATCAAGTTCTGTCCACCGACCAAGGCAAACTGGTCCGCGCAACGGCGTCGGGTATCACCATCACCACGCCGAGCGCGACAGATGTCGCCTCGCCGTTCTGCTTTGCGGTGGTGAACAATTCGAGCGGCTCGATCACGGTCGACGGCAGCGGATCGCAGACCATCGACGGGTCTGCAAGCATTACCCTGACGACGGGCCAAGGCGCGATCCTCCACACGGATGGGTCGAACTGGTTCTCTTGCGGGTTGCCTGGAATTCCGGCCCCCACGCAGGTGATGCAGGGAATGATCCTTGGCGGCTATATCGTCGAGAGCAATGGATCGAACCAAGTCAACTATGCACTCAAGACATATGCCGGCACTGATCCGTCGCCCACCGATCCTGTGGTCGTCGTCGTCCGCAGCTCAGGAACGACGGGAAATTATGTTCATCGCGTGGTCACGTCAGCCACCTCACTGTTGATCACGTCAGGATCGACACTCGGAGCGACGAGCGGCGAGGCTTTCCGGCTGTGGATCGTGCTGTTCGACGATGCCGGCACGATCCGGATCGGCGTGATCAACTGTCGCAACGGCAAGAACATCTACCCGCTTGGGCGGGTGCCGCGGGCATCCTCGACCGCGGAGGGCGGCGCAGGCGGCGCGGACAGCGCGCACGTTTTTTATACCGGAACCGCGGTGACTACTCGCCCCTATGTCGTGGCCGCCCACGCCTCCTACGACTCGGGGCTTGCCACCGCGGGCACATGGAACGTCAGTCCGACGATCCTGCATCCGTTCGGCCAGAACACGCCGCTGCCGGGCCACGAGATCCAGTCCGCATGGAATTTCACCGGCGCCGTCAACACCGGCGTTACGGTGCTGCCGAAGGACGACACCATCCCGCAGATCACCGAGGGCCTGGAGTTCATGACGCAGGCTATCACGCCAACGTCGGCGGCGAACCTGCTGGAGATCGAGTCGCAGATCGAGGTGACCAACGGCAGCAACGGCGACATGACTGCGGCCTTGTTCCAGGATGCGACGGCGAATGCTCTCGCGGCCATGTTTCATGTGATCGGGACGGCCTCCGGTGCTCCAATCACGCTCAAGCACCGCATGGTCGCTGGAACAACGTCAGCAACCACATTCAGGGTTAGGGCGGGTGCCGACGGCGCCGGCACGACGACATTCAATGGTCAGGGGGGCGCCAGGCTATTGGGCGGCGTGATGAACTCCTACCTCGGTATCCGGGAGATCATGACGTGAGCCTGTTCGACAATGCCCCGCCGTGGTTCCAGTGGGCGCTGCACGAGGTCGGTATCCGCGAGACGCCTGGCCGCGCGTCGACACCGCGGGTCATGGCCTATCGCAAACTCGCCCGGATTGAGATCGACGGCGACGACAGCGATGTGCCCTGGTGCGCGATCTTCGCCAACGCCGCGCTCGAGCAGAGCGGCATTCCGGGCACCCGGTCGGCGGCCTCACAGAGCTTCCGGCATTCCGAGCGCTTCGTGCCGCTCGCCGGCCCCGCGCTCGGCGCCATCGCCGTGTTCTGGCGCGGCCGGCGCGACAGCGGCCTGGGCCATGTCGGCTTCTATCGTGGCGAGGCCGGCGACCGGATCTACGTCCTCGGCGGGAACGAGGGTGACGCCGTGGCGATCGAGCCCTTCCGACGGTCAGCGCCGCGCTTCGGGCTGATTGGCTACTGGTGGCCGGCCTCCGTCACCCGGCCGACCGTCTCGCCGATCCAGGTCCAGGCCGGCGCGGCCGCGCGCGAGGTCGGAGTGACCTGACCATGGCTGAGATCGACCTCGACGGCGTTTCGCTGATGGACCTGAGCAGGCTTGCGGGGATCACCGAGGGCAAAGGCAGCGCTGCGCAGAAGGTGGCCGCGGTGAGGCTCTACCTGATGGGGCGGGACATCAAGCGGGCGCTGGCGAACAAGGAAGCGGAAGGGACCGAGGTCTGACATGCCCGAATCCTCTGGCAATGGCGTTCGCGCGGGCGCGGCTGGCGTCCTGCTTGTCCTCCTGATCGGCGCTGCCGCGCTGTTCCTCGCGCTGCATCCGTTGCCCTGAAACCCGCGCCCGGCCGGCTGCCGGGCATCTGCATCCAAGGACCAACGCAAATGCAGGCTCTTTTCTCCAACTGGAAAACCTCCCTCGGCGGTCTGGTGCTGATCGTCCTGGGCGCGGCCAATACCTTCCTCGGCATCCACGTTCCCGGCTTCGACATGGGCTTCAGCGCGGCGCTCACCGCCGGCCTCGCCCTGATCTTCGCCAAGGACGGCAACGTCACCGGTGGCACGGTCAAGCAGTGACCGCCTGGGCTGTCATCAAGGCGCTGCTGCAGGCGCTTCCGCAGGTTCTCAAGCTCTTTCAATCGATCTCCGACCACATCCTGGTGGCCGAGGCGAGGGGCATGGGCAGGGCGGAGGCGGCCGCCGAGGCGCTCACCATTGCCGACTCGGAGGTGCGAGCGGCAACAGCCGCGCGGGCTGAAGCGGCGGCGGACCATGCGGCGAAGGCGGACGATACGGCCTTCGACGACGACTTCCGGAGACCCTGACCAATGGCGATGACCTGCGACGGCCCGGTCTTCCTGTTCTGGGCGCACCTGACGTGCTCCGACGCGGCCCCGCCGGCGACGGCCGGGGCCAAGTTCTGCTCGGTGGCGCAGCCGATCTACTGGCGGGCCTCCGATGACCGGCAGACCAAGGAGCAGGTCGACGCCCACAACAGGGTCGGGAAACGCCTGTGCGGATGGGGCAAGAAGCGATGACGCAGTGGCGCCCCGGCCGGCGGCAACCGACCGGAGCGCCTGACCGCACCGCCAGCTTGGGGGCTGATGGCATGGCCGGGATCAAAGGTGCCGCATCTTGGTTGACACATTGCTACCGCAGGCGGCGCTAGATGGACGTCGAGGACTTCCCGCCCGGACCAACGTCGCCGCGAGAGCGGCAGCAGAACCGGCTGCTATGGTGGGAACGATGCCAGGAGCACGAGCAGAAAGAGGCTCAGCGCCGCCAACACGAGGCCTGGCGCCTATGGGTAGGCTTCGCTTGGCCTATCCTGTGGGCGGTTATAACGGCGGCCGTAGCGATATGGGGATGGTTCCATGGGGGCAAGCCATGAAGCCTTTCACCATCTTCGGCCGCCGATTCACGACATGCCACGCCCTGCCGGCGCTCACGATGCTGGCGCTGCTTGTGGTAACATTGTCCCCGGTGTTCGTGATCGCCTCCCACTTCCTGCCCCCAGTGCAACTCACCTCGATCTGGCTTGAGCCGCGGGTGTTTTCGGTGGCGGACGTGGCCGCTGGCCGGGCTGAGTTTCGGCTGCGCAAGTCGGGCAAATGGCGGAGGCTATGCGACGTCGACGCCCAGCAGACCTTTATCGACCACGAAGGCTCAATCCGGTTTCGCGGCGAGACACACGCCGTTGAGGTTCCCCCGTCATTCGACGCAATGCGCGCCAAGCCGCGCGCGAAGCCGGACGTCGTCCCCAAGATCCTGAACGCCTCCCCCGGCCTCTGGCGGCTGCGACTGGTCAATATCAACGGCGCCTGCTGGCCATGGGAGCACCTGTGGCCGATCGTCCCCAGCGAGCCCGTGGAGGCTACGTTCGAGATCCGGTGAGCACCACCCCTCCCTGACTGGGCCCTGGCCGCGAGGCTGGGGCCTTTTTATTTTGCGGCCGCCGCATCGCGGGATATGGGACAAATTTGCCGTTCTCTGGCTCATTTCAGAACGTCGCCCCAGCAAAATCAACGCCGTTGCACTGATCCGCCGCCAGATTGGGTTGTGCGGATTATCGCTGCGGCTCAGTGGTTTCCGGCTCGTCGGCGTTCGGCGTTCGAGAGACGTTCGAGTTGGTGTTTTCACGGATCGTTCTGCGGGCGAGTTCTTCGCGCTCGACAGCTTCCGCATACTCGCGCTCATGCGTCGCCTGGGCTTCGATCTCGGCGTCGCTCGCCCACCATGCGTGCCCGCAGACATGGCACAGCGCGCGACCCGTCAGGATGTCGATGTCGGCTTCCTCATGCAGGCAGTCATCGGGGATATCGTCGTAGTTGTCATCCCAGCTCATGCCGTGTCCTTCCCCTTGATCTCCCGCCGCGCCACCCGCAGGCGCATCACCTCGGCGGTCTTCTCCATCGTCATCCGGTTGTATCGCTGCGTCATCGCCGCGTCGGAATGCGTGGCGAGCGCGCGCAGGTGCTCCAGGTCAACCCCGGCCTCGTTCGCCTCGGTGACCGCGCCGGCCCGCGCGTCCATGTTGCAGACGCCGGATGGGATCTTGGCCTTGTCGGCGATCTTGCGCCACAGGGTCGAGTACCACCACGCTGTATAGGGCTGGCGCGTCCCCTCGCAGATGATCACGGGCCCGACGCGCCGCTCGGCCGGCACGTGCTCGAGCTCGTCCATCACCATCGGACAGAGCCGCAGGTCGACCGCCGCAAGCTTCCGCCCGCCGCTCTTGCTCGTCGGTTTGCGCAGGACCAGGTCCGCGTCGATGTGCTCTCCCCACACCAGCCCCGTGGTCCATCGCTTGCCCGTGCCCGCCAGTGGCCCTGGCGTGGCCGCTGGTGCGGGTACCCACTCGCCGATGACATCCCGCTGCCTCAGCGCCGTCTCGAACTGCAGGGCCATCCCCAGGGCCATGGAGGGCCTGCCGTGGGTATGCGCCGCCTTGCGGAACGCCACGACCATGTCGGCGGTCAGGTAGGACTGCCGTGGCCTGGACCCTTCGAAGCGCATCTTCCGCAGGATCAGCGCCAGCGTGGCGCACCGCGGGTCCACCTCGGCGACCACGCCGTAATTCATCACCACCCGGATCATGTCCATCATGGCGGCGGCGCGGGCCGGGCGCTCGGGGCCGCCTTCCACGACAGGGGCCCGGAAGCTGTCATACCAGCGCTGGAAGTCGCGCCCGGTCACCTTGGACAGC